ATGCCACGCTTCATGCACTGGGTTTTGTTCTTGACAACGGTGTGGAGCTGTTGATTCATATTGGAATGAATACGGTGCTGCTGGAAGGAGAGGGAGTTACCTCACGGATTTCTGAGGGCATGAAAGTGAAGAAGGGTGATGTTCTTGTAACTTTTGATAAAGCACTGATTGAAGGGAAAGGATATTCCCTGGAGACGCCGGTGCTGATTACCAATGTGGATGATGTGGTAGAGATTGTGGAGACAGAGAATACTTTCGTGGAATCTGGCGATGTTTTACTTACGGCTATTTTTTAGTAAAATGGAAACAGGAGGATGTGGATTTGAGAGAAGTGGAAAAGACGGCTAACGACAAAGCGGATAAAAAAGGCTTGCTTACCAAGTTGGCGGCAGCATTAGGCTTGAACATAGTGGAAAAGGGCGCAATGGCAGAACTTTACGAGGAGCGTAGCAAAGGGACGCTTTTCTGGGACGCTCTTAACTCCCTTGAGGAGGTTTTATACAAGTACGACTCGATTACGGGTCGCTGGCAGTATGAAACGAACGAGGACAAGGTGCGCGAGTGCCTTGAGGATTTCAACCAGATTATCACCAGTATTCTCACAGGCAAAGAGAGCATCACGAAAGCCATTCAGACGGACAGACCTATAGAAAAAGCCGGAAAGAAAATGAGCGGCAAAAACCGGGAAACCCTCGCGGGCATTTATGAGAGTTTGGGAACATTCCTCAAGGAGTTTGACGACCAGGAGGAAGAGCAAGACGAAAACAAGGAGGACAAAGAATTGACAAAGCAGGAAGTTGAACAGATTGTCGAGGCGGCAATCGCAAAGGCAGTAGGCAGCGCACAGCAGGACACTGTACAGCAGGCGCAGGGTGGCACAGGCGCAGTAGAAAAAGCTGGAGGTAAGGAGAATACTCCCTCGACAGAAATTACACCGGAAAGTATCGAGAAAATGGTGGAGGCGGCAATTGCAAAGGCACTTGCACCACAGCAGGAGGAACCGATCACTGCGGACCAGGTGGAGGAAATGATTGCCGCAGCAGTGGAAAAGGCAATTGACCCCGTATTAAAAAGCAGGGGATTTCCCAGCAATCTCAACGATAGCGGCGTGGAAAAGTCCGCAGATGAGCAGCATTACTTGTACGGCATTCTCTAATACAGGAACAGGAGGAAAAATATATTATGGGAATTAGCAACAAAACAATTATTCGAAAGGCAGCGATTGAAACAGCCTCTCTTTCTTCCGGATTACTGAATCCGGAGCAGTCAAGGAAATTCATCCAGCAGACGTTTGAAGCAACGAATCTCAACAAGCTTGTCCGCCATGAAATGCGCACAGCAAAGACTGGCGAAATTGATAAGATCGGGATTGCTAGTCGTATTCTGCGGAAAAAGACAGAAAATACCGACGATGGGTATAGGGCAGGTGTAGAAACCAGTCAGATCGAGTATTCTACCACAGCGGCACGACTCCCGTGGGAAATCACGGAGGAAACTCTGCGCGAGAACATCGAGGGGCAGAGCCTTGAGCAGAGGATCACTAATCTTATGACTTCACGACTTGGTATCGACCTTGAAGACTTGTATTTGAATGGTGATGAGGATATGGGGAAAATCCCGGAATTTAGCACCACAACGGCATATGCCAAAGGCGATGAAGTTGCCTATAACGGAAAACTCTATATGTTTACCGCCGCTCATGCAGCAGGAGCATGGACAGGAACGGACGCAGAAGAATTTGGAGCGCAGGGCGACGCAGATTTCCTGAAGATCAATGATGGCTGGATTAAGCAGATCTCTAACGGCGGTCATGTTTATGATGCTTCTAGCGAAAGCAACATGAGTCTTGACCTGTTTTATCGAACGCTGAAAACGCTTCCGAATAAGTATAACAATGGAAATCTTCGCTGGCTGATGTCCCCTCATCGGGCGCAGGAGTGGGAGCTATTTTTATTGAATAAGGTCGTAAATGCAGGTGGCGCAGTACCGGAGAGCGTTTATAATTCTCCGGCTCGTATTCAAACGGTTGAGTGTCCGTCCCTGGATGATCACACGATTATCTTGACCGATCCAAAGAACCTTATTGTAGTCAATACGTATGATATGAAAATCCGCAAAACTACCGAGGGTAAAGACGCGATTATGCTGGATAAAAGATTTTATGTTATCCATTTGGATTTTGATCCGATTATTGAGGAATTGGACGCAACGGCAATTATCAAGGGACTGAAATAAGATAAGGAGGGTATCTATGTATCATTTGAAGCTGATGAAAGCCCTTTCTTTCACTGGTATTGTGACCGCCACAAAGGAAAATCCGGATGTGTATGTAGAAGATAAGGCTATCGCTGATGCAGCGGTAGCCACTGGATATTTTAAACTCGTGGAGCAGGTGGAGGCTCACCTTGACGGAGGACAGTTTGATAGATGGTCTTTCGAGGAAGTAAAGCGACTCGCTGCGGATATGGGGATTGATACGGCGGGCTTGAGCAGCAAGGAGGATTATATTGAAGCAATCGAAACGACAGAGATTATTCCCGGAGCAGAAGCGGAAGGGGACGAGGAACATAAACCGGAAAAGCCACTGGAAGAAATGACTGTGCCGGAACTGGAAACTTTTGCCGCTTACAAGGGAATAAGTTTAAAGGGGATTTCCAAAAAAGCGGATATTATCGCAAAGTTGAAAACGGAACTGGATGAAAAGGAAACTGAAAATGAAGTTGATTACGGCAGTCCCACTATGACGGAGCTGCAGGGGCAGTAGACAAGAGGTGTGATATGGCAGACAGACCGTGGGTAACACCGGAGGAAGTAAAAGAATACTCCGAGATACCAGCGATTCAGCAGCGCAGCGATGCGCGGCTTACGGTGGATATTGCGAGAGCAGAACAGTATGTAATTACCTACACACATAACTCATTCAAGGAGGGAGAATTGCCGCAGGCGGTAAAGACGGCAGTCTTGATACTGGCAGAAGCCTACGGTCACAATTCTGTTATTGCAGCGAGGGAAATCAAGTCAGAAACATATGATGAATACACTTATACTACAGAAACAAACCAAATCAGTATAGAGGCGTTAGATCTTGCAGCTCTGCTTGATGATTATGTCAAGGCAGAACCAAGGAATGGGGTAACGCTGCGCATGAGAAAACTTTAAGGGGTTCGGTTATGGCATTTGAAGATTTTCTTAACCATCATTGCAACATTTATCACAACAGGGAGGAGCAGGTAACACCCGGATGGAACTTGCCTGTTTCTCCCTCTTTTCATTATCCAGAAGAGCCGGATATCTGCGAACAGCAGTGCCATTTTGGAGTAAAACTCCGCAATGCCACGGTCACGCAGACTGCTCCGGCTAATCTTATGGATGCAAAAATCAAGCTTGCTCTTCCGATGGGAACGGATGTAAGGCTCAATGATAGGATTGTAGATTGCGCGACCGGGCTTGAGTACACGGCAGAACAGCCTGTCAATGTCAGAAACCATCATATCTTTGTCTACATCAAAAGGACAGGAGGACAAAAGGCATTGTGAGCGGCAAGTACGTTGATATTGATATGTCCGAGTTTAAAGAGTTTTTCGGGAGTTTGGAGCGGGCAGCAAAAGGAGAATTCCGCAAAGAACTTGAATTGTTTTTAGAGGGAGTAGGATTTGATTTTTTGCGAGTGGTGCAGGATGAAATTGTGCGGAAGAAAGTAATGGATACAAGGTTGCTCCTGGCCAGCTTTGAAAAGGGCAGTGACGGGAACGTTTGGGAACTGACAGATGGCGGTCTTACATTAGAAATTGGTACAAATGTTGAATATGCAAAATATGTGAATGATGGTCACTGGACGAATCCAAAAGGGGTTTCACAAAGGTTTGTTCCAGGTGATGTGGAATTTGGGGAAGATGGGAAAATTATTAAATTCACATATAATCCAGCCGCCAAAAGCGGAATGATGTTAAAGCAACATTGGGTAGAGGGCAAGCACTATTTTGATAGTGCATTGCGTATATTCAACAAAATATTTAAAGCAAGTGCAGAGGTAAAAGTTCAGGAATGGCTTGACCGCTATTTTGGAGGCTAACAGGGGGGATAAAGATGCTTGAACTTGAGCAGGAAATGGCAAGCATAATAAAATTTGTGCTTGAGCGGGCGGGAAAGATCGCTCCGTATTATTGGGAAGTCCCGGAGCATTTTGTTGTCCCGTCCGCTTACTTCCCTATGCCAGAAATTGATACAGGAGGGGAAACATTCCTTACCTACAGTATGGATTATACTTGGTATATCAAGATTTTTCACCGGACAAAAGAGAAAGCTTATTCCCTCGGTCTTGCTGTTATTACTGCGATACGGGCAACGAGAAATCTTGTGCCGCTGATTGCACAGGACGGCAGCGAGATTGAGGGGTGCTGGGTACGTTTAAATGACCCAAAACTGGAAATGCTGGACGGCGGGGCAGCGCAGCTTACTTTGAACTGGCGTAGCCGAAGACCATACAACAACACAGTCGAAGCGCAGCGTTCGCAATCGTTCACTGTGGATTTTATGAAACCTGGAAGAGAAATTTCAGACGCATATGCAGAAGCATTAGAGCAGTACGCTGTTCACGGTGTAAAGTTAGGAAGGAGGTAATCATGGCAACGAAAAATAAAGAAGCGGCGGTAGCAAAAGCCCCGACACAGGGGAAAACCGCAAAGAAGTATACCGTTGAGAAATTACAGGCGAATTGCAGGGAACTTTTCGGAGTTTCAACAAGCACATTCGCCGGAGCGACTTATGGAATGACAGGTACTTATACCGTTGAGGAAATGAGAGCGCATCTTGAGGCATGGAAAAAGAAAGGGGTGAAATAAAATGGCGGGAGGACGATTTGACAAGCTTGTAGGTAAAGAGCGGCCGGGAACCTATATCAATTTTGAGAGCAGCCGGAAAAACGGGGTGATCAATGCAGGGACGAGGGGGACAGTAATTATTCCTCTCCCGAAAGCGACATATGGACCGGCGAAAAAATTGATCAAGCTGACGACCGATAACCCGGATGCAGAGGCAGCTACATTTGGATACAGTATTTATGATAATGACCCAAACCGTCAGATGTTGCTGATTCGGGAGGCGTTCAAGAGAGCCACAACCGTTTATGTCTATATCCTGACCGAAGGGAAAAAGGCGCAGGCAGAGATTAGTATGACAACACAGGCGGCAGACGAGGGAACCAATACCGAAGCCGTTACCAATACCTGAACTGCTATAGCAAGGTACGGCGGAAGCCGGGGCAACGCGCTTACCGTCACCGTGGACGCTAACCCTCTTGGTGGGTATGATGTGCTGATTCATCTTGACGGTAATAAAGTCGCGCAATATGAGGGACTAAATACCGTTGAGGAATTGATTGCGCTGGAAAATCCATATATTGCTTTTACGGGCAAGGGGAACCTTGGAGAAACCGCAGGGCAGAATCTTTCCGGCGGCAGTGACGAGGAAGCCGCCAACATGGATATTACGACATTTATTGACGATTGGGAAAAAATAAAATTCAATACTGTTGCTTTCCCATTTGATGGAGAAGCGGCAACAAATGTTAAACAGGCAGCTTTGACTAAAATCAAGTATATGCGTGACAGTATGGGGCGCGGTGTACAGGTAGTAATCCCTAATGCCGGAAACATGGATTATGAAGGGGTAATCAATGTGACGAACAGTGTTTCCCTTGATGGGGATGTGTTGAGTCGGGCAGAGGCTTGTGCGTGGGTAGCCGGGGCGACTGCCGGAATGACCAACAAACAGAGTCTTACTTACCTTCAGTATGTAGGGGCTACGGAAGTGGTAGATCCGAAAAGCAACGAAGAGGCGGTCGCGGCAATCAAGGCGGGAGAGTTTTTCTTTTCGGTTGGTGATAAGGATGAAATTATTGTTGAGTATGATATCAACAGCCTTGTTACTTTTACGGATAAGAAAGATAAAAGCTACCGCAAGAACCGCGTTATCCGTGTGTATGATACATTCCAGGAAACATTGCAGCTTAATTTCCCACCAAACAAGTACGATAATAACCCAGATGGATGGGATATTATGGAGGGCATTGGAAAGACCATTCTAAAACAGTTTAGTGATGCAGGAGCGATTAAAAACGTTTCCTACGATGAAGATTTTCTGGTTGATCGGGAAAAAAGCATGGATGATGAAACGTATTTTAATATCGGCTTGCAGGCAGTAGACAGCGCAGAAAAGCTGTACTTTACTGTTACAACAAGGAAAGAAGGGAGGACTTATGAGCGAACTTTTACAGTACCATAAAAACCCGATAT